ATAACACCAAGTAAGTTTTGTTGTAAGTCTTTTGCACTGTTTGCCACATTAGCTTGTACTTGGTTTCGTGCAATCCCCAGCTTATCAATGGCTGTTTGCTTAGACTCTCCCAGACCTTGAGCAATCTGGCTGTAAATATCCTGCGCTGATTGTAGCTGAGTGTTTTGTTGACCCTCATAGAATGGAATCAGGCCTTGCATTCTGCTCTCTACAGAGTTATAGCCAGAATTGATGATATCTCTGGTTTCCTGCGCCCTGCGGTCTGCTTCAGCTTGAGCATCTCCACCTGAAAACTTCCAACCATCGGCAGCGTCCCACCACCAACCAGCTCCAGGACTGGAGTTTGGGTCTTTGAGGTTAACTCCACCACCAGAAGATTGCTGAGGTGTCGGAACTGGTGCTGGTGCTGAGGGTGTTCGACTTACACTCTGATCAACATTGTAATTTCTAAAGGCACTTACGTTCTGATTCGGAAGTAGTGGTCCTTGATAGAGTGATTGGTTTGGAATGTACTGAGATTGATACTGCGAAGGCTGTTGCATACCTACTGGTAGCGTTGGTGTTGGAACTGGTGTTGGATATAACATATTTTCCTTTTTATACAAAAAAACCCACGATAGAACGTGAGTTATACCTGTTCCGAGTCCCTGTCTTGGGAGATAGAACAACCTAATAATACCACTATATGTTGTGTTGTCAATAGACTTAAACTACTTTGTATGGTATTTCTCTCTTAAAATGGGTTCTAGCAATCCTATCGCTTACTCTAGATGAGTAAACTTGATGTTTAATATGCAAGTCAGCTTCCTCATAGGTAAAGCCAAGTTCTTGTTCATCAGTCTGGTTAGTCCATAGCCCAGCAGACGGTGCTTTTGTCTGAATAGCATTACTAATCTTTAATTCTGTTGCCAATCGTCTTACTTCTGTCTTGGTTAAATGTGCAATTGGGGAGAAGTCACAAGCCTGATCTCCAAAGAGAGTGAAGTACCCAAGATAGTATTCAGATAGATTCTCTGTTCCACAAACAAGAGCGTTGTGTTCTTTTGCTAGGTCATACTGATAAATCATTCTTACTCTAGCCATGATGTTACCGAGTCGCATTTGGTCGTTGCTTCTAGCAAGTACGTCTACAGCAGGCTTGATATCAATAATCAATGGCACTATACCAAGTGCTTCACACTCACGTCTTGCATCGGTCATATCCTGCTCGCCATAGGGAAGTAACACCGCAATCATTCTTTCTTTGCCTAAATTAAGATAGAGTAAGTGCAGACATACAGCACTATCAATACCACCGGAAACAGCAATAATTGCCTTCTTTTCAGTCTTATCTGCCTTATCAGTTACATCAAACACGTTACGGATAAACTCTACAATAGTGTTATAAGTGTATGTCATCTCCCTATCCTCCTTACGATAACCCCATTTTGGTCTTTGATAATGTTCCAGGGGTCTAGTACTACTGAGCCTGATTCAAACTCATATTCCTTAAATACATCATGATTGGTTGCTATAAAGTAAATCGCTGGTCTAAGAGTGCCAGCCTTGAATGGTAGTGGCGTAGTAAGTGGATCAAATGTGGAATGCTCCACTCCCATTTCAGTTAGCAGATTAGATAAGAGAGTGCTAGATGAGCCTATTGTGAGGTTGATATTCTTTTTATATGCTTCCCCAAGAATTATGACATCCATAGCAAAGTGATCTTTAACACTCTTGACTAAAGAGGCAAGCCACTCAGTTTGCTTCTCTCTGGCTATCATAATGTTTTCAAACCAATCATAAGATAAGTGTTTTTCACGAGCCAACCATGATAGGGCTATGTTATCTCTCGGATGACAGCCACCAGCATCACCCATGCCACCTCGCAAATACTTAGTTGAGATAAGCCTATCTGTTCCTAGAGCAATCGCATCACTCACCACATCAACATTACAGCCAGTCTTATCACAAACCTCCATGACGGTATTGATGAATGCAATCTTGGTTGAGATAAAAGTATTGTAGATAACCTTAATCAGTTCAGCGTTTTTAATTGAGGTTCTAAATACTGGCTTATCATGAATTGTCCTGTAAAAGTTAGTAACATACTCTGAGATCTCCAGATCATCACAACCTAAAAGCACAAATTCTGGATATTCAAAATCTGCTCTGGTTGTACCCATCGCTATAAAAAATGGGTTATAGCAAAGTTTAACGTGTTTTGAGATGACGGGTAAAATGTACCTCTCAACAGTTCCTGGTAGTACGGTTGAGATTATGACTACCACTTTATCCTTAGTACAAGCCCTAGATATGCTCTGCATACCTTTAACAAGATATGTGTAATCAAAATCCACTCGCTCATCAGGAAGTCTCGTAATGCCTTCAAACTTCTCATGGTGTGGGGTTTGAATAGGGACAAAGATAATGTCTGCAAACTCTACCACCTCCTCTAGCGTTCCTAGTTTGATATTAGTTTTTTCTAGTAACTCTGGCGTGCCTTCTTCCTGGTAGGGGATTTGTCTATTTTTGATGTACTCAGCGACTTGAGGATTGATGTCATATCCCATGACCTCATGCCCCTTATTCTCAATAGAGAGGGCTACTGGAAGTCCTAATTTACCTAAACCAATCATGCCAATTTTCATATACTCCTTATATACTCGAGTAATTTGCTAGCGTTATCATCACGCTCCGACTTCTTACTCTCATAGATAGCTTGTACGTTGTCGGCTTGATGCCTTGCAAGTCTATCTAGGTGTGTTTGATCCTTAGCTCCTTTACCGTTAATCCAGTGCATATGCTCAGTGTAAATCTCTGGTATATGAATATGCCTACCAACAGCTTTCGCCACGTCATTAAACCAAGTGTCGTTGTAGTCACTAGAAAAGTACGGGGGAACAAAAAAGCCACTAATTTCAGCCCACTTTCTATGAATGAATCCATGTGTACCAAAGTCAGAGGGTGAGAACCCATCTCTGCCATACACAAATGCTATCTTGTCTTTGAAGTTGTTGATTGCCTCAAATACATAGGTATCCCAACCCTGTGAACGAAAGATAATATCATCTCCCATGTGTCCAAGTATCTCGCCCTTTGAAGCCTCAAAACACCTGTTCCACATTTCTGATAAGACTATTCTCTTACCATTGATAAACTTAGTCTGCCTAAGTTCTAGTCCATCGTAGGAAGTGTCATCATCATCGACATAGCAGATAATCTCTATATTGTCAGGAGCATCAGCAGTTTGAAACACAGACTCATGGAAACGCTGTAACTCGCTTCTCCTGCCTCTCGTTGGTAAAAGTAGACTAATCATAAAATCCTAGTGTTTCATCTGCCATGTACTCGATTGTGAATGGGAGCAAATCCATTGGTGGTGGCATCTCTTGCTTACCTAAGATTTTCCCACTCTCGTCAACTCGATACACAATCCCGACTTTTCCACAATGCCAACCCTCAATCGTAGTCCTACCAAGCATAATTGATGCGGTCTTGTAGCACTGTCTTGTCTGTTCTGCTACTTCTTCATAGCTTCCTTGAAAATGAAATAGTTTTCCTGTTTTCTTTAATTCCTCGATTGTGTCGTGTCTTAAATAGTCATCTTTACCAACAAAAAGAATCCTTCCGTTATTCTTTCCTGTTCTGTAAAAGAGATTTGTATCAATTCCATTGAATATCACTCTAGTTGGCCTGTTAGTTTGATTTGATAGGAATGCTTCAATCGTTGGTCTAACTGCAATATACTTATCAACTCCCACAACTGGAAACTCAAAGTCAGGTAGTATCTCAGAGTGTACGGTCTGAATAACCCTGCCGAGTCCTAAGACTCGCTGTGTCGGTTCTACCTGTTGTGCGTGATAGATGTCATACTTCTTTTTTGGTTTGCTTGTATAGATAGTGATTCCAAGTGCTTTGGCTTCATCTAAGTAGTCATTGCCGTAGTGTGTTGCCCAAATACCAACCTCAATTCCTCGTTTGATGTATTCTTTAGCTAAGTCGTAAACATATAGTTCACTACCAGTCATACTACCAAACGCTAGACATGAAAATAGTACACTTTTTACCTCATGGGAGCTTACTAAACCCCTCATTTCGGGCTTTCTTGCAATCTTCTCTACATACTTAGCCCATTTGTCGTAGGTTTTATCTAAACTAAGTTGCTTTACTCTCGCAAGCGACTTCTTTCCATACTCTGTTCGAGCCTGAGCATCATTGATGAGCATTTCTAAGTTATCAACCCAATCTTTATGACCTTCACAAAGAAGTATTGAGCCAGTCTTGTTGTCGTATTCCTCATATGGCTCAATTCTTGTAGCTACGACTGGCACAGCGTTGACTGAATACTCCATCGCCTTAATAAATGACTTGCTCTTATTAAAATAGGTGTGGTGAAGTGGAGCGACTGCAATATCTACATCACGAATCCACTCACTAAGTGTTTTCTTGTAGTCAATATAGTCTGAAGTACCACCTGTATATCTGAAGTCCTCTAGGTCTTTCCACCAGAGATCAGGCATCATACCTAAGACTTTCAAGGCAATCTTGCCCTGATACTTACCAAACAAATAGTTAATTGCCCCCCAAAATGGAGAATGAAAGATATCTCCATAATGAGTAATCCCACCAGTATAGCCAATGACTATCTTGTCATCTTGTACTTTTGGCTGTCTAACAAAGTCATCAAGTAGCACCGAGTTTCTAAGTACAGTGATATTCTTTCCACCTCTGAGTGGCTGATAAACACTCTTTAGATGCGGTGTGCTAACCGTGATATTTGGGGAGTGTTTAATTGCCCAAATGAGAGTCTTAAATGCCTGACTCTCAGGGTGGTATTGTTGTCCAACTGGATTTGTCGGGTCTATGTTGATTAGATCATCATCAAAATCCATTGTATACGGAGTACCAGTATCAACCAAATACTTGAGTGCTACTGAGTTATCAAGGTATGACAACCACACAAGGTCGTATTCCTTGAGTCTTGCGTATTCCTTAACCGATGGTTTTGCTCCAAGACCACGAATAACATCAACTTCCCAACCCATCTTTTTACCTGCATACTGAATTGGAGAAATGGAGCGATAGTAGTCAATGGCACTGGTTCGTTCTTTGCCAGATATAGACTTCCAGTGTGTCTCAATAACTGCTATTTTCATGAGTAGGATAGTGCGGTCAAGTCGGTTACTACGTTATTGAACTCAGCATCTCCATCTGCCCAAGTGATAATCGTGTCATTTCCAGATACTTCTATCCTTTTTACCTGCCAACCTGCTGTATCTTGTGCTGTTCCGATCGGTGCAGTGGCTATATAGGTATAGTTGCCTGATGTAGTAATTTTTTTAGCTACTAGTGATGACACCTTATACAACTCGTTAGTACCATCTGTCTCAACTCCTGCCACTGCTATGGCTTGTTTTGATTGTTCAAATGCCTTGTTTAGCACCTTCTGCTCACTTTGTTGGGTTGGGTGGTTACGACTCATATTCGCTTCTCCTTTGTGAGTATCTGAGAAACTCAGCTATTACATTGACTTTCATCGTGAGAGGAGAGTTTTTGGTATCAGTTACTTTCTCATAGTGCTTGATAAACTCACTAAACCCAATCTTGTCATCTCTGTACCTACCAGACTTGACTGCTTTCTTAAACATATCATCAATTAGTTCCCCATTCTCCTGTGTTCTTGAATCTAACTTATCCCATACCATCGCACCTTCTAGGTGTTTGGCAACATAAGGAACATCACTCTCAGCAATCTGAGAACTTATAGGAAGTTCTACATTCTCAGGCACACTCTCAGGCGGTGAAGCCTTTGGTAATGCCTGAGATTCTGTAGCAACACTAGTTGAGTGGATAATACTACTCAATTCCCATCTCCTGTCGCCACTCTGGGTCAAGGGCGGCTTTAACTGCTAATTCATCAACCCGAAGCATTTGTGAGATTTCAGAGAATGAGTATGCTCCAGCTTGCCATGTCTGCCAGAGGATAGTTCTAGCTTCATTACGAACCTTAACTGCCTCTTTGGTTTTGTTTACATAGGCGTAGGCGTATCCTGCACGAGCATCGCCAAGTGCAACATCAAGTGCATCTGGACACATCATCAATACTTCGTGGGCTTTTCTAATGCCCTCAATGAGGTTTTTGTCTTTCACGTTTCCCCCTTTTAGTAATAAATACTTCCGCCTGTAAATTGCTAATCTTGGCGGCTGCTTTTGCTAGTGTTTGTTGGAAGGCTTCGCTCCCAGCATATAATTTAATCTCTCGCTCTATTCGATCTATGTTCATCTCAGACTGTGCCATGATTTCCTTCTTCTTAGGATCGGCACTCTGATAGGCATATAGCCCTCGCTTAATCCACTCTGCCAGTTCACCGCGCTTCTTTTCTAGGTAGACATCCTTTGATTGGTGATAGATTTGTTCTCTTACCGCCTTAGCATGAGAATCATCTTGACTCTCCTCAGCCTTGAGGGTCAAAAAATCCATATCTTGATCGCGCGTTGTTTTCATAAGTTATGATCTTTTTCCCATTTTTGATGACATTTTTTACATAACTCCATATAGTCTGTAATTACTCTCTTATATTTATGATCTACATTTGAGTATTCTGTTCTACCTTCTTGACCGCAAGTTTCACAGACACCCATTTTTGGCTTCATTTTGTTTACCCATTTGTGTGTATTCGTATAATTAAGCCCTGTTTCTTTCCAAGCATGGTGTTCTTTACCTCGCTTGTGATTCTTGCCAAAGTTCGATTTTCTATTGCTTATTGCCTTTCTGATTCTCTCTGCTCTTTTTTCTGGTGTTTCATTTGCTATAGTTCTTTTTACTGATTCAGCTATGTTTTTTCTACCTTCAGCACTCATGTAACCCGTTTTACCCTTATTCCACCCATGTCCGATAGCCAATCCTTCTAATCTCATCCATGGTTGAATACCCTTCATACCCACATTTGCACATTTTCTTGAACAATACCGCCTTACTTTCCAATCGCTTGGTTTTAGATTTAGAGTGAATTGTTTTCTGCAAGTTTTGCATATTTTTGTTTTTATCATGGTATCCCCCTAGTAAGACTATACTAGGGGGATTATACCATATAACAGTGGCTAGTTCCTAACTTGTCGCACCCGATTTAACATTAAGACACCAGGTGCTTACGAGAACTTTCGCGGCGTAAACCCCAGCCCAAGCAAGCGTTGAATAACGATCTGCAGGGTTGGAGGTGTCACTAGCGGTTGGAACTTTGATGTACAACTTGGGCATATCACCCTCTAAGTTGTATTCACCCACTGCCTTGTCTCCATGAATGAAGTTGGAGTAGACAGTGACAGTTGAGGATTCGGACTTTTGGTAGTTGGTTTCAATGAAACGAACACCGTGAAGTCGTCCAATCTCTCCTTTGTACAGTTCAGCACCATCTTTATAGGTGTGTGCATTTACCCAAGTTGAGTCACCCATCAAGTCATAGCTTGAGTAAGGACCAACTTTGCCGAGGAAGTATCCATCAGCATAGCGAAGGGCTTTATTAACTTTCAGGGTTCGGACTGCTTTTCTGACTTCATCTGCATCAAACGTGTCGGTTGCAGCAACATCAGTTAAAGCAGATTTTGCACCTGCTAGTTGGGCGGTTGCACCACCGTATAGAGCGGTTCGAGCCAAGTCATCAAGGGTTTCACCCATGTTTTGACCAATAAGCTCGACTTTCTCTTGACCCTCACGATCAATGGTTGTCAAGCTAAGTAATTTAGCGACTTTGACAGTCGTTCCATACTCAGCTAACGTCACATCAACAGTGGAGCTGGAGATAGACACCTCAGTTGGGTTAGTGCCTTCTGTAAGTGCTGTTGAAGCTACACTCAGAGCTGTATAGCGATTCATTCGCATAACTTTGCCCGAGTATTTACCATGAGTGCTTCTTTGAAATCCCTGTGCGTGGACAAGAATGTTCTTTGCTCTCTCGATAAACTTGCTCGAGTAGAAAGTCATCAGCTCATTGGATAGCGTTGTGGTTGTTTCAGCTGCCATACAATGATTTCCTTATACTAATCCTCAGAGTAACCAAGTCTGCCTTCCAATTCTCTAGCGACTGCTTCTGGATTTTTCCAAAGACTTCTCTTTAGATCATCAACACCAAGTTTTTGTTTGCTCGATGTTCCTGGTTGTACTGCGCCCTCTTGTGCGATTCTTGCGACTCGCTCTGCTGACTCAGCAACCCTAGAAGCTGTTAAATCTTCCAAATCGCCTTTGATTTGGTTCACTATCTCGCTGAACTTGACTGTTGGTACGAAAATTGGCTGACCTGTAAGTGGATTGAGTTGGTAGTTGGTAGCTTGATACTGCCTAACCGCCAGCTTTTCCACTCTTGGGTCTAAGTCTTTCATGGCAGACTCAAGGTCTGACATATGCGACTTGACCTCATTTTCATACGCCAATTCAGCTTTGATCTGTTGACGTGTCTGAGCAGTAGCGTTTTGAATCCTTGAGTTGAAGCGTTGTTCTAATGCGCTTGGATCAATCCCTGTTTCCATTTCTTCTGGTTTAATTAAGGGTTCGTCCTGCGTTTGATGAAAGTCATCGACTTGTGGACGCTCTTTCAATTTCTTCAAAAGTTGCTCGACTCTGCGTTCAGATCGTGTCGGCTTTTTAGTTTCTCCTTGTTCCACCACTTCTGCCTCGGTGGCTTGAGGTTGTGCTTCTTCTGTGGAATCAGTTTCCTGAGTTGGCGTTTCCTCAGTAGGTGTTTGCGCTTCCACCTGTTCGTTTTGCGCCTCGAGTTCATCAGTCATGATGCCTCTCCTATTTACTTGTTACAGACCACACAACAAGGGGTCGACCACTTGCCTGATATACAGGGTTGGGGGTAGATAAGTAGCTAACCGAAAGGAGTGAGTGATTCACTTGTTCTTACCCCCAACTCTATGTACTAGGATTGGTGTCCCATCATCGTTCTCACCAACCATCATGTGCTTTGTACCAATGTAGGTTGCGTGAGGTTGCTCACATGAACGACATTGAAGCCATGCTCCCTTTTGTCTCCATGTATGCTTTGTATTTTTAAGTTGCTCACGAGCCTTGTTTCGTAGTTCTTCAACTTCTTGCTCGCTAATTCCCCAAACTTGCTCAAATGTTTGTTCTTCCACGACTGCCTTTCGCTAGAGACAGGGGCAAGTCTCGGATGTATCTAAGTTGCTCTGTTGCAATCTGACAGGCTAAGAACCGAAATCCAACCGCTTCTAAGCTCTCAGGTACGCCCATTTTCATCTGGTCAAGGTTTTCAATCTGCCTCTCAATGACTCGTTGTAGCGCCTTGAAGCCGTCATCTTTTGCAAGTAGTGCTATTTGCTCCGCTTCACTCTCTTTGTGTTTAATCTCTGGTCTGTTCTTTAACTCTCTAAATGAGGCAAACACATCGGCACTATTATGAATAGCTGTTTCCATCTACATTCCTCCCATTGGCGGTATACCTTGTGGTGGCATACCTTGTTGACCCATACCGCCCATCAACTCATCCATAATTGCCTGTGCTTCAGAAGTCTGGAGTGGTTGCATCTGTTGAAATGCTTGATTGAGTCCCTGTTGTTCAAAATTGGCTTGGTTGGGGTCTTGCTCCTGAATAATCTTGTCCCAATCTTGAATACCACTTGATATAACCCATCGTTTCATCAGTTCGCCGAAGTTAATAAATGAGTTACCAACCCTAAACCCACCCATTTGCATTACTTGTTCCATAGAGCCTGGAATCTTAGAGATTAGAGAGATAAGCTCTGTGAGTGTTTGGTTCTCGATGATCTCGTCCTTCTTAACTGTTGAGCCAGCATCAATCTCATAGCGGTATTCACAATTGGCAATATCTTGCGGTTTAACAACTACCCGACCCATATTGCCTGTTTCAAACATCTCAACCACATCTGGAGCAACTTCCTCAACCTTACTTAGATCTTTTTCATGCAGGTAGAGTTCAATGGGTTCTTCTTGCCTCTTTGCGATTAGATCAATCATCTTGTCAAAGATGTTCTCAGTAGCAATCTCAAGCATTCGCCTGTCAAACTGAGTTTTCATACCCTCAGTCATCGCTTGCATCTTGAGAGCCTGTGGAGTCTTACCAAATCCAGGATCAGTACCCTCTGACACACTGGTATCAGTGGTGTTAGTGAGAGTTAGAACTGCTCCTTTAAGGAATGAGTAAGTGCTTTGAAATGTGTTGAGTCCTTGTGGAGAAAATTGCATCTGTTCAATGCCTTGCATACCACCAGCATTCATAAGCCAGACGCTACCAGGGCCAAGATTAAATGAGTTCCAATCAGCAATCGAGGTTGGATCAACCTTGAGTGGTGGGAATATAGACATCTTAACGCCATCAAGATATAGGTTGATTAGTGATGATAGTGCGTAATGAAGTGTTTTGCCTCGTTCAAACTCTCCAAGACCAAAGAATCTGTCCATCAGTGGGTATGCGTGGCACATAACCACAGGAATCTCATCATTCTTTTGTGGGTTGCCAAAATCTCTTACAACCACCTGAGCATCTTTAGAGAATGTTACCCACCGATCCCCCTCATACTTTGTGATAAGTTCAAACTCGTTCTTATTTGAAGTTCGCTGGTAGTTCTGTTCGTTGGCAGTCTGAAGTGATGAGTCATCAATTCCATGTGGTTTCTCTAAAACCTTGTCGATGTTTTTCCAGATATCCTTATTGCGTGATTCAAGCCACCCACGAGTTACTTTTGATCTAACGAAAACATGATCTGAACCCTCTATAGTTGTTCTGCCAGATTGCGGAATGATTGAGCGTGCTGGAATCAGTGTGAAGTCTGGACCGACATACTTCTTGCCGACATTATAGTCAACCATCACGCCAAATGAGCCATATACTTTTCTGTAAAATGAAAGAAGCCATAACTTCGTGTAGGGATCATACTGTGTTTTGGCGTGTGGAAGTATGTGTTCATGGAGAATTAGGTCCATGAATAGCGACTTTCCCCTATTCTTGAGTGATAAGGCAGTCACTTTGCCTGTTGGCATTTGTGCCATTACTGAGTTGTTTTGTTTTATTACTGCTGAAAGCAGTGTGGGGTCTTGTACTGTTGAAACTGACTCGTTTTGTGAGATTGAGTCTTTTGGAGTACCGAGAATCATGTTCTCTTTTTCCTCAAACTCATCGTGAATTGGTTTAATGGATTCGTAATCTGTTGAATAATCGCCAGTCAGTTGATCTATTTGTTTAGTTGTGAGAGGAGAGTTTTTAGCCATACAAAAAAAACACACCATTGGTGGTGCGTCTTGCTTCGGTTTATTCTCCGCAACTTGCTAGAGCCTTGAAACGCTATTACCGCAGTTTATACAATAATTATTTGGTTTTGTCAAATCTTTTGTCTTGCTGGCTGTGCCATTCAACAAAGTTTATCTTGCCATCATTGACCGTAACACTAAACTGTAGTACTTCTCTTGTCTTTCTACTTAACCCATCTGCCACTCTACCCACTAAATCTCTGAGTGCTTGTTCGTTGTCCTGCTTGTCCTCTTGTGATCGGTTATACAGTAGCTTCCTGCTTCCAAATACTCTAACACCCTTAACCACACTATTATGAACTAGATACTCCATTGTAAGTTTACCTGAGCCAACCTCTTTGAATAGTTTTTCTTGAGTAAGTAAGATATCAAGATTAGACATAGAATCCTTTAACTCTTTGTTGGGCTTTATAAATTGCGTTCTTTGCACTTCCTAAGTCGGTTTGTTGTGGTACTAAACTCTCAACTCCATACCGTATGGCATCCATCGCATGATTGAATACTGGATTTGGCACGTTGAGTATTTTACCGTCTTTGTCTGTTTCCCACAGGTAGTTACGATATTCCTTTAAGACATTAAGACTGCGCTTGGTTACGCTTATTCTTTGATCTTGCACCTTCTGAATACCCTGATTGACTGATCCCTGCCCTTTTTGGCTTGGTAGAATGTTGACTCCGTAGCTTTTTAGTTCGTCAATAGACTTTGGTTCGGCACTATCTGCTACCACTAACGCCTGTGGCTGATTGGTAATGATGTCTGCTATCTGCTTGTTGCTGAGTCCTTTTTGATAGGTAATCTCATCTAAGATTAGTCCACCGTTGTACTTGTAGATTGCAACTATGCTTGTGGGATCGTTAGAGTAGCCAAAATCAAGCCCGTAGCGTTCTAGTCGTGCTTCGTGTGGTATCTCGTCTATAGTAGCCCAGTCCTTGTAAATCTTGCCCTCTACCTCTCCAAGTTGTCCAAGTCCATAAACTGCCCACCAGTTCTTGTTATGTTTTCTAGCTTCAATCGCTTGTACGATAGCAGGATCAAGTGCCTCATTATCTTTGTAGGTTAGCGTTAAAAAGTCTACATCTTGATGCGGTAGTACATCGGTATACCACCAAAACTCAGATACGGGATTCCAGTCTAACCAGATAATCTTAGATGTACGCACTTCTAACTGTGTGAAAGTTTCATAAGGAATGTTGTTAGCTTCGTTGATAAATAATACTTGCCTGCGTGGCCCTCTTACTTTTCCTGGTTGGTCTGCACTAAAAAACTCTATTCTGCTATTTTTGTGAAATGTGTAAATATAATCAGTTTTATTCCATAGCCCAGGATTCCAGTAGCCGTGCTGTTCCATAATGTTTTGAAAGTCACGGATAACACCACGCTTCAAATGTGGAAAACTCTCAGAAACAACAGATATTAGCTCCCCTTCAGTTGATTGTGCATAATCAATAAGCCAAAGTAGGATTGAGATTGTCTTAGAGGCAGATGTGCCACCAGCGACACCTCTAATCCGTTTCTGTAGCTCCAATAATTTGTGGGTCGCTGTTGTTGCTTTGTACAGTATTACCTCCTAAGATTGGTATATTGATTTGGATATTAGTTGTTGGTTGTTCTGATGTTTTAACCCCTAAGAGCCTAAGCGATGCTTCCCACTGTCTCCAATCTTCTTTACCTGCTCGCCTCATTTCCTTTAGACAGTGTTCTATACCTTTTCTTTTTGCCTCTCTGAACTCAGGTAGTTTTCTCCATGCTTTAATTGTGTTCGGGTGTACTCCTAAAGCCTCTGCCGTCAGCTCCCAGGTGTCAGGTAATTCCCCATTATTCACTAACCTCATAAACTCGATGTACTCGGCATCTTTGTAGACATTTCTAACATTTCCCGCATTTTTTGCGGTAATAGATGTACTCATTCAGCCCTTGTATCGTATTTATTAAGTGGACCAATAAAATCGCTTTTGTAAATGAATCCACCATCTTTGTTGTATCCAATTGCGTGTGGTGGTAGTTCTTGCTTAACACTCATCATTCCTAGAATGAACCCAGTTACAAACAGTCCTAAGAGTAATCCAAGCAAAGCAGGTTTTAAGTTGTTGCTTTTCTTTCTTTTCATGGTACTATCTCCTTTCTCAAAAAGGCTCACTTAGCGGTGGGCGTTTTTGTTATCCTTTCGATAATAGCTGATACTACGTTGGTTGTTACTGCGTTGCCCATCATATTTCGTAAACCCCATCCTCCTCATTTTAAGCGACTGATTATTGCACTAACCACAGGCGTACTAACGGCATTTCCCATTTGTTTGTATCTTTGTGTATCACTGATTTTTTCTCCGTCTGCGCCATACTCAGTCCAGCCGTCAGGGAAGCCTTGTAATCGTTCTGTTTCTATGGGTGTCAAGCGGCGGATTGCCATGTTTTCCATGATTGCGGTTTGATCTTGGTTTCTATTAAGTCCTCGCCAGTCAGATGATGAAAGTGTGCCGGCAATATCAATCTGCTTTTTTATTCCATCTTTTCGATTAACCATCACTCCATGCTTGTCTTGTCCCGTTAGGGTAAACGCTGGCTCTCCGTTGGTTTTGAACCGCCTTCCGTTTTGTCTTTTCTCGGCTCTGTCGGGGGTAAGGACTGGAACTGCATACAGTCCAGTCTTTGCTCCCAGGCCTCCAGCTTGGCTTGCGATGGTTGTGCTGATTTCAGGCTCGTATACCCTCATTCCTTGGCTCTGTCCCTTGGTAAGTTCTTTAAGAGTTTTGCTGTTTGCTCCGCTGAGAGGAAATACTTCTGGTCTACCCGTTCCTCTAAGATGTCGCTTAGCGTAGGCGTATTGCAAGTACCTTGAGGAAAGTTGAACGCCATCATTTTTATCTTTGGGTTCTCCAGTAGTCGCATTTTTAGCTCGTCTATTTTTTTCATTTAATTCCTTTGGTATGTTGATTTCGTCTTGCATTAAACTTTCTTGCGTGTTCTGATTTTTCATATAGCTCCAAATTTTCTAAGCGGTTATCTGTTTTATCGTGGTTGACATGATGGATGTCATGGTTGGGTGGTATTGAACCATTGGTGTGTTCCCAAACAACTCGGTGCATAAGTTCTCTATTACCATAGGTTTTGCCATAATATCCATTGTTGCGGAGTGTAAACTTATCCCCATTAAATGAGAGAAATGGTAGTTGCTTTTTTTCTCGCAGTTTATATTTTCGGCACTTGAATCCTGAGAATACCGATTGCCTAGACATCCCATACATTTTGCCAACTTCTGCAAGAGAATAACCTTTTTGGTACTTTTGATACATTTCTGCATATAGTTTGTGTTTTGCCATGAGTTAATCATATTAAAATATCTGACAACTGTCAAGTAAATCCAGTCTAATCCCTACTATAAAAACTCTTTCTCTGTTCTGTGGGACACCAAAGTTTTTACTATTCAGCACCTCAAAATCTATTGCATAACCGCATCCGCAAAGTTCTTCACATATTCTTTCCATGCTTTTACCTCGGTCATGTGAGAGCAGTCCTTTAACATTTTCAAAGAGGAAGTATTTAGGCTGTTTTGCTCTAAGTATCCTAAAACATTCAAACCACATATTTCCTCGCTCATCGTCAAACCCACCTCTTTTTCCTGCAACCGACCACGATTGACAGGGCACTCCTCCAACGAGTAAGTCGTGGTCTGGGATTTCTGAGGTTGGTACTGTTCTGATGTCTCTGTCATCGCATTCTCCAAAGTGTTTTCTGTAGACGCTGTTTGCATATTTGTCCCATTCGCTTGAGTAAACACAAGTAAAGGCAAGTTCCCGTGTGTTTCCTTTCTTAGTGTTGGTACTATTTTTTTTATTTTTAGTTTCTTTTTTATTCTGCCCTGTGGGTCTATTACACCTATCAATCCCATAACGGAATCCCCCTACTCCAGCGAATAAGTCTATATATCTCATCGCAACACGCCTTCGATATAATCTCTCTCTGCTACTTCCTCAAGGAACTTACTAGGTCTCTCTTGTGGGCGTTGATTCCAGCGTACTCGGTCTTTGTTGCGTCTACTGATCTCAGAGCGGAGTTTAGACAGACATTCCTTAGAACAGGTTTTTGGGTATTGTCCTGTTTTGAATGGTTTAGTTGGTTGTCCGCAGATTACACAGTTCATAAGTCCTCAGAGGTGGGGAGATGCTTGCCCATTGTCTCCCCACGTCTCAAGTCTCTAAATTGCTTCTCACTTCTCTCAGACACTTTGTTCCACCATTGACCGTCGCCACCTAGTACATTTCGAGATCCAGCCTTTGATCTCTCCCAATAACGTGGTTTTTCCTCTAAGTTTGGCGTTCTAGCTTTTTTGTGTTTTGTTTTTTTGTGGGTAATTGGATTTGTTGCTACCAATCTTTGTTTACGGAGAGTAGATTTGTCTTGGTCTCCATCCCAATAATATGCTTTTTCTAACCTATCATCGTATTCAATCATGGTGGAATAATAATATCATTTTTGAGCCGTAATACAAGATATACAACTATATCAAATCGAACGTGTTGACACGGTGCGTTTTTTAGTGTAATTTGAATGGCAGATGTTTACCGCAATCTCAAAAACAAGTGAGTCTTTTAACTAGCCCCTGGGGTATTTACTTTGCGGTAACATCGCCCTGGGGGCTGGTTTGAGGAACGTGTATGAAAGATAGTTACTACTTCTCGCATGACTACAATGCTAGAAATGATCCTAAGCTACAAGAATTGCTGATGGAACTTGGCATGGAAGGCATTGGAATATTCTGGTGCTTAGTTGAAATGATGTATGAGGAAGGTGGAAAACTTAGATTAGACAAATGCGATAGCTATGCGTTCGCATTGAGAACCGATACGAACGTATTACGAAAAATAATAAACGTATGTTTTGAGTCCAATGAAACACACTTTTGGAGCGTTTCCGTAGCCTATAGATTAGAAAAAAGAGCCGAAAAATCAAAGAAGGCAAGAGCGTCTATCATGGCTAGATGGCATGGTAAAGATACGAACGTATTACGAACGTATTACGATAGTAATACTATAAAGGAAAGGAAAGGAAAGGATAACAGTAAACCTATAAAGAAGGGAAACTATGGAGAGGATTTTGATTTAGAGGAAATTGATAAAGGGATTCAAAAGATGAGGGAGGAACATGAATTGTCCAAACTGTGATACGCCAATGTATAAGAACTCTCACAAGAAAATTACCAAGAAGATACTCAAACAACCATATTATTTTACCTGGTGGTATGTTTGCCCGAGCTGTAAATTCGTACAACACTTTGAAAAAAACAAGGTGAGGACAAGATGACAGACGCTGAAAGAGTACTCCAGCTATTCCGCAACTTCTCCAACATAGAGATCAACCACCGTAAGATTGTAGATGATCTGAGAATCTCTGAATATACCGGTCGTATAGTGGATGCCAGAGAGGTCTTGGGCTGTACCTGTGGCAAAGATAAAGATACTTGCACTGCTAGAGAACACATAGTCAACACTCGCAAGGGCTACTACAAGTTCGTTACACCGACTAAACCATTCACTCCACCGGAAGCACCAAAACTTAGTGTTGAGGATCAGCTTGAGAAACTCAGAGATCAGTATAGGGAAGCTAAGAAGCGTGGGGATGAGGTAAAGATGCGGATGATTGAGATTTCAGCAAATCAAATTAAAAACGCGAAACCGACATTTATTCAACAAGTGCAACAAGCCTTGACGTAATTGGTAGTTGACATATACACAAAAATGGCTTATTCTTTCTAGCTAAGAAAGGAGATTATGCAACTAACAGAACAACAATTCAAAATGGGAGAAACACTCATCACTAAAGAATACACTGATGGAAAACTAACAAAAATATGGATTCAAGATAAAGATGGTGTTTTATTTTCAGGTAATACAGAGGAATCAACAATCGTACTAGATGCACTCAAAGCAGTGCTTTATGAGGAAGTTTTATGAATCAATATCAAAAATATGCGGAGCTTAAAAAGCAAATAGCTTTACTCACAAACGAAGCAAAAGAATTAGAAACAGTTATTTTTCAAGAAGTTGCGGAGATTGATGGCTGTAAGTTAGAAACTGAATATGCCACATTCTCACTCATGTACAGACCAAAATGGAAATACTCAGATGAGTTAGTCGGCAAAGAGGAAATGACTAAACTAAAAATTAAGCAAATGAAAGCCGAAGAAGAAAAAACAGGTAAAGCAGTAAAGGTGTCAGATGGTGGATTTTTAAGATGCCAAATTAAGGGGGATAAATGACAGACTCAGTTGAATACTGGCAAGAGAGAGAAGAAGCTGAAAATCAAGATATGATGGATAGAATCGAAGAATCACAACTTGATGAGTTTATTAGTAATTATGGAGGAGAGGAATCAATATGACAAAAAAAGTCTACTCCATTGAAGAAAAGCTGAAGTTTAAGATTCCGTATAAATGGAAAATCCAAACAGTTAGCAAAACAAAAAACAAAGCTCAGTGTGTGGCATACATAGACGCACGTGACGTTATGGATTTGTTAGATAAAGCAGTTGGATATGAAAATTGGAAAGATGAATACTTGTATGTAAATAATCAATGGCTCTGTGGGCTGTCTATTCGTACTGAAAGCGGTGAATGGGTGACTAAGTGGGATACTGGAACATCGGGAAACTTTGAAGCCGAAAAAAGTGCCATTAGCGATTCATTCAAAAGAGCGGCGGTTAAGTGGGGAGTTGGAAGATTCTTATACGACTTAGACTTTGAGTGGGTAGATACTAATAAGCCAGGAACGGGAGCATACGCAATATATCCCCACAACCAAGAACGTATATGGGATTTAACTGAGTATATAAACAGTAAAAGTAAGCATAAGGAGAAAACATGAAATATCAAAACGTAGCTGTAATCTGGAAGAAAAAAGACAAGAACGGTAAAACATATCTATCATTCAAAGCTGAGAAAGACATCATAGAAGGAGAATCATTTAATCTTTTTGAGAACGATAAGGGGAATAATTCAAGCAGACCAGACTTTAGAGCTTACGCTAAGATTGAAGAAGAACCGCAAGAACAACCAGATACAACTTCCGATGATGTAGCAAATGATTTGCCATTCTAATCTAATATGCAAAGAACTAAAAAACAGAATAAAGCGTTACATCTCTATTTTGAACACTTAGCTTCTGAATTAAACGATGCTGGCTTAGATATGCGAAAGACTTTGAAGCCAAGTGTAGAGATACCTTGGAGTGCTAAAACAGTCAAAGAATATATATGGAGACCAATCATGCAAGCACAACTTGTCAAAAGAAGCACAACTGAAATGGAAAGCCAAGACATTGATTTAGTATTCAACACAATCACTAGACACTTAGCCAATCGGTTTGGTCTAGTGGTAGAGTTCCCAAGTATGGAAACACTTATAATGGAAATGAGGACAAAATGAAAAAATACACCATGTCACTAAAACGAAGAATTAGAGACTTACAACAAATAGACATAGATAAGGGTATTGAAGTCTTAACTTTGAGAAATCAGGGCTGGACTTTTGAGAGTATCGGCACTTCACTAGGAATGACACGACAGGGAGCTAATAAACTTTACAAATACATGTTGGGAATGAGTGTAGAAGAAGCTGAACTAATTAGACAATGCTTGAGTAAATTGCTAGTTGACAATAGAGAATAACTGCTATATACTGACTGCATGAAACAAAGACGATTGCCCAACGGAAAGTACAGAGTTAATTACACTGAAAGATTTTTTCCACTTGCCCTCATGTTATGGTCAGCAGGTTTAGCTTGGGGATTACAAACTGGAACACGATTACGAATTGAACAAGTACAGGCGAGGGAGGGTGCTAACAATGCAAATGCTGGGTGGATACAGCCAACCACGACACCCTCCCCCACGCCACAACTCCAAGTTGTTGAGAAAGTTGTTTTTCCAACAGCCACACCAACTCCAACAGATAAGGAGGCTATTATTGCTGAGATTGTCAGAGTCTTTGGGGAGGAAGCACCAAACGCTTTCAATGTTTTATACTGTGAAAATAGAGGATTAAATCCAGAAGCTATGAACTGGAACAGTAATGGAACATGGGATGCAGGAATATTTCAGGTCAACGAGATACATGGCCACTCACTAGAAGATATGAAGGATTACAAGAAAAATATCAAAGTTGCAAAAAAGATATTTGACAACAGAGGTTGGACAGCTTGGGCTTGTAGTGAACGAGTAGGAGTTAAACCATTTTGGAAAAGGTAATATGAACCAAGAACAATATGACGCTGAGATTGAAAGACAGATTGATGAACAGAGAGAAAATCCAGAACCAACACCGGAAGAATTACTTGCAATACTTAATAAAGCTAGAGCTGAAATGAAAGAAATGGGATTATGAAACTAAAAAATTGCAGGGAGTGTAAGGAAAATAAACCACTGTCGGCATTTACCAGCACACAAGCTAGCTACTGCAACCAGTGTAAGTTGATAGTTAAATTGAAACAGCAAAAAGAAGCCCAAAACAGAGCGTTCAGCAGACTCAAGAATAGAAAACAAAAGAAGCAAGTAGTTACTAGTATCGCTACACTAAAAAAGACTGCACAAAAGTTAGTAAATAAGCTGGCAAGACTCAGAGATCAAAAAGATGGTTGTATCTCATGCACCACTGGTAAATCAGAGCAAGGTGGTCATTTCTGGGCCATGGGTAGCAAATCAGCACTCAGATATAACTTGCTGAATATCAACGGACAATGCACCCAATGTAACTTTAGGAAGCGTGGAAACTTACTTGAATACAGAATTAGATTGGTAGAAAAGATTGGTGAAGATCGGGTTAAATGGCTAGATGAACACCGCAACGATGTTAAAAGCTGGAATCGTGAAGAACTGGAACAAATCATCGTAGAAACCAAAGAATTACTAAAACAGTATGATAAATAGACTAACAACACTCTGGCTATTCTTTTCAACCATCTCACTAGTTACAGGTTTAATTATATTATTTATAGGGGATTGGTTATGAAACTAACTAAACACGCTAGAGAACGAATAAAGTTAACCCCAATGAAAATTGCCGGAGCAATTAAGTTATTCAAATACTCTAGCGACTATCAGTTAAAGCGATATATGGAGGCGTGGAAGTTTAGTAAGTATGGGCTGAAACAAACCAAAGTTAAATACAGGAAAATCACACTTGAGGTTATCTACACACTTAATAAAGATACTGACGAGCTAATTACGTTTACGGTTAAGAGAAAAGGCGATGGTATCACTTTTGGAAAGGACGACCGGTTATGAATCTAACTAAAACCGAATACGAACAGTTACCCGAATCACTTAGAGAACAACTAGCCCGAAGTAAACGTGACCATTGGGGAATGTTCTATGACAGTGAGTGGTCTGAAAATGATAGGGATTTAGAAGTGATTGAGGATGAAGTATTTAAGTCAGTATTTTTTAGATGGTTAGCAGGGAGGACAGAATGAAACGACTAATCGGTAAACTAATCTGCTTAATTTGTATCGGTGTACTGATAGGAGTGTTTATTTCTTTTTGGGTAGAAGCTCAGAAGTGGAGAGGTAATTATGACCGCTGTATTGAAGTAGTAAAACTGTACAAAAATGTGAAAGGATAAATATGAAAGATTATAAAAAAGGAGGAAAGATTACTGGAAAACTTTTAATTGAAGGCAACTTAATTTTGACTGATAACCTAGAGGTAGAAGAAGAAATTGAAGTCACTGGGTATATTTATTGTGCTGGTTACTCGATTAAGGCTGGTGACTGGATTAAGGCTGGTAGCTGGATTGAGGCTGGTAGCTGGATTAAGGCTGGTAGCTGGATTGAGGCTGGTAGCTGGATTAAGGCTGGTGACTGGATTGAGGCTGGTGACTGGATTAAGGCTGGTAGCTGGATTAAGGCTGGTGACTGGATTAAGGCTGGTGACTGGATTAAGGCTGGTAGCTCGATTGAGGCTGGTAGCTGGATTAAGGCTGGTAGCTGGATTGAGGCTGGTGACTGGATTAAGGCTGGTAGCTCGATTGAGGCTGGTGGCTCGATTGAGGCTGGTAGCTGGATTAAGGCTGGTGACTGGATTGAGGCTGGTGACTGGATTAAGGCTGGTAGCTCGATTGAGGCTGGTGACTGGATTGAGGCTAAACTCGGCATCACAGCGTTTCTTCACATCACTTGCAAAGGTACTCTTAATGCGGGGCTACGCATAATTGCTGGAGTCTGTAATTGGAGAGAAATAACTGACACAGACAGAACAGTTACTTGTGGCAAATTAGAGAGTGGCGAAGTAGTGGGTATTCTTGTGGAAACAGGGGTAACCGAGATTGAGGAGCTAACATTGGCGGAAGTCTGCAAGAGACTAGGTAAAACAGTAAAAATAGTAAAAGAGGCATAAACTACCAAAGGGGATATGAAAAGCAAATGCTGCAACAAGCCATTGAGATTAAGCAGGGAAAACCCCCAGCGTGGGGAAACTGTCTACTATATTTGTGAGGGTTGTAATCAGCCGGCAGACCCCCGACCAGCAGGAGATGTGGCACAAGTACACCTAGATCAAAAACAACTACACGCAGACGATTATGTGGATTCTAATTATCCTATTGAGAAGGAAGTGTTGACTTTTGACCAGAAGTTAAGGATTGGTGCTATCAAGTGTAAAAATAATGTGTGCGAGAATGACCCCACCTGCGGACTCCCTGACCATCTATTCTGCAAGTGTGAAAATGGGACACCTTGTTTTGACACCTGCTTTGAGTTTAAGAAGTATGTGGATGAAAAAGTGAGAGAAGAACGAGCTGATGAACGTAAAAAAGTATTGAGTAAAGTGGAGAGGTGGCTAAGAGAAAACATAAGAGTTTACAATTCAGAAGGAATCATTGACGAAAGAGAACTGTATAAGAAACTCAACCAACTGAAAGAGGAGGAGAAATGAAAAGCGTATCTATCAATCACATGAGAGAAACCAGTCATGAAGTGAAATCTTTTTATCGTGGTATTTATCCAGATATTGGATATTCGGGAGTAGAAACAATGGAATTATGGGATGAGTGCCAAGATTGTGATTTCAAAACGAGAATAGAAGTCGACCAGAGGAGGACTAAATGAAACTACTTAACTTATTACTTCTCGCCATCATGCTAACAGTACAAGGTATTTTAAGTGGTGGGCATGACCACTATATGGGAGTAAATGAATAGAAAGGAACTATGAAGTACGAGGGTAAGACAAATCAGCAACTAAAAAATACCAAGAAATGCTACAAGATGAGGATTAAGGGTATAGTTAGAGAACTCGAAAAAAGGAAAAGAGCCGAACTCCGCCAACAGATTAAGGAGATGGGATGAAACCAACACAAAAAAAATGGTAAGTATCCCCTCATAGTAGGTAGTTGATTGTGATATACTGGTTTCATGGTTACTAAAAGCTCCTTCCATGAGTTACTAAAACTGGCTTCGCAGCCTCTAAAACAAGAA